ATGGAATGGACCAGCGCCGCATCCCAGTGCGCCTTTCCCAGCGGAGTAGGAACCTTCGCCTCGTCCAGTTCCTCCCCGATCTTTGGTGTGGAAAGGCCGTGCTCATATTCATCAAAGATCTTCCGGATGACCGCTGCCTCATCCTCGACAATGACATAGGTTTCATCGCCTTCCTTGGTGTAACCATAGATCGAAACCCAGCGGTCTGTCCCATCCTGAAATCTCTTACGGACGCCCCACTTAATGTTCTCGGAAAGGGATCTTGATTCTTCCTGCGCAAAGGCGGCCAGCACTGTCAGTATCATCTCGGAATAAGCTCCGGCGGTGTCAATGTGCTCCTTCTCAAAGAGGATGGTCACGTTCAGCTGCTTGAGCTCCCTGACGTATTCGATGCAGTCCAGCGTGTTCCGGGCAAAACGGCTGATGGACTTGGTAAGGATCCTGTCAATCTTTCCTTCCCGGCAGTCTTCCATCATTCTCTGAAACTCGACCCGCTTTGCAGCGCTTGTACCGGAGAGGCCTTCATCCGCATATACACCGGCATATTCCCAGTTGGGATTTCCTAAGATTCGCTTCTCGTAAACCTCGACCTGGGTGTTGAAGCTGGTCTAGTTTCTTCTTAGGCTCCGACTTCGCTGCTCTTCTGACCTGTGTTCTTGTCGCTTCTCTCATGCAGCTCCCTCCTTCTCTGGCATTCTTCCAGCAGTTTCTTCTCCTCTTCCGAGAAGTTGCATCGTTTGGCATTGAGCAGGCTATGGCCTATCAGCTCCTGCACAAAATCGAAATCCTCATGGCTGACCAGTGCCTTGTGATGCTCTTCGATGTAGTACTGATCCGCCAGACCATCGTTTCCCACCCTGACCGGCTTATTATCCCGGATGATCACCGTGGTCTTATTGTTCATGTAATCCCCGGTGTAATAGGGATTGGTCAGCAGGTAGTGGAGATTGTACTGACTCCAGCGCCGGTGTCCTCCGATCTCTTTCTGAAGTTCATCAAGCTGCCTCCGGATCTCCGGGTAAGGTGTTCCCTCACTCGCCAGCCGGAATGCCAATCTCACCTGCGCCGCTTCATTCGGCACCGTAATCCAAGTATGTTCCTTTCCCTGATCCCGGTAGCCGTAGGAAACTGCACCGTAAGGCTGTCCCTTCTTCAGGCGTTCCTCCCTGCCCCAGTGCATGTTGGTGGCAAGGCTGCGGCTCTCCTCCTGCGCAATGGTACCGAGAATCCCCAGCATCAATTCCGAGGCTGCGCTTCTGGTATCGAGGCTTTCCTTCTCGAAGACAACAGCTACATTCAGGGCTTTCAGTTCCCGAAGCGTCTCCAGAAGGTCTGAAAGGTTCCTCGCCATGCGGGACACGGATTTCGTGTAGATCAGGTCGATCTTTCCTGCCCTGCAGTCCTCTATCATTCTCTGGAATTCCGGTCTGCCATCAATGTGCGTTCCCGACTTACCGTGGTCTCCATAAATATCGACAAGTTCCATCCCCGGGTCTGATTCAATCAGCTGGCGGTAGTAGTTGCACTGGCTCTCGAAGGAAAGGTCCTGCAATTCCTGATCTGTACTGACTCTGCAATAAGCCGCCGCTCTGATTTTTGCTTTTTCCATGAGTCACCCCTCCTTTGGTAGGTACCATATTCGCTCTGACACGCACGATAGCAAGCGAATCCGCCGACATAAAACGGAGAATCTGTGCCTCATATGCGGGGAGTGAATTGTCAATAATGAACGCTCAGGTTTTCTGTTTTAGAACGAAGGCAATAAAAAATCCCGGTGCAGAAGCCAGGTGTTTCTGACTCCCACATCGGGATCTCATTCATTTTTTCCACTCTAACCATACCATCCGGGAGGCACGAAAAAAAGTGAAAAATAGTGAAAAAAGGTGAAAAAGTATGAAGACTTTTACCTCAGCAGTTCATTGACCCTCTTCTGCACCGCTGCGTAATCGTAGCCTGCTGCTGTGAGGCGCTTGCGTCTGTCAGAGCCATTTCCCCACTTGCCCTGCAGCACTTCACGGGCCACCTGATCTACTGTCTTCTTGCCAGTAGCAGTCTGTCCCCGGAGCAGCTCGTTCACTCTCCTCTGAACCGTATTGTAATCAAGCCCCAGTGCGGCAATGGCCCTCTTTCTGTCGTTTCCGTTACCATACTTCCCGGCCAGAACACCTCTCGCCGCTTCCTCAACGGTAATGGATGCAGCTTCCTGATAGCGGAGCACACAGTTCCAAGGGAAGTTCCGATAAGACCGGATCAGAAATTCCCTGCCAGTCTGATCTCCCGGAACACCTCCGACTGCTGTTCCCTTCTCATTGATAGAAGCCTCTACTTCCAGACCGTTGCCGCAGTACATGGCAGTGTGATGTGTGGTATTGAGGAGCACATCACCACGGATCAGCCCTGCACCGGTTCTGAGATTGACCCTGCCAGTGACATCGGTAAACCCGCAGGCAAGGAAGGCAGCCTTCATGTTCCCTGTGTAAGTGGCACCCTTACTCTTGACCGGCACTCCCGCCGTCTGCCAAGCAGTGATGACCGCAGAGCTGCAATCGTAGTCGCCCTTTTCACCCCAGCGGTATCTCTGATCGTATCCATGTGCGTTGTTCCTTGCTGTATTCTCCATCCAGCTGATGGCTTGTTCTGTCTTGCTCATATGCTATACCCCCTTAAAAAAGCGCAACAAAAAAGGCCCGCAAGCATCTCTGCCTGTGAGCCCGTATCCCATTCACGGAGGGACTACCGAGATGAAGGATCACCTCCTCAATCTGCTTTATTCGCCTGCTTGTAGATCTGGTTGATACCGGTTGCTGCAAACCCACTGACGATACCGACTGCCAGTGCATTGACGATATCTTCCGCTGGGAAATCCGGCATGAGATACAGCCCAGCGACTCCCAGCACTGCACCGACTACTCCGCAGATCACCGGAATCCAGGTGTCCGGTACCTTGCTCGATGCCTTACATGCCGCGCCTACCAGATAGGCGATTACCGTGATTGCTGCTACAGATGCAATTCCAAAATCCATATCACTCTTCCTCCTTCTGTTCCTGATACGGCAGTTTCTCCACCGTATGGTACAGATCCTCTCCCGTGCCGTTCCCGCCGAGCGCCTTGTATGGCCTGTAGAGGTACTCGAGATTCTCCCGGTCATCAAGCGTCGCCCAGCCACGGGCAATAAAAAAGCTGCACGCCTGATAGAGCCGGTCATGCAGCAGAGCGAGAATTCCTTCCCGCAGAACGTCATATTCGGTTTTCTTCTTCCGGAGCTTCTTCACACACCACGTAAGGACCGCGATGATGAGAGCGAAGAGCTCCTGAATCCAGTATTTTATGATCCAGTCCATTCTGATCACCTCCCTGATTAGCTGCTTATCGTGATAGACCCTTTGGTACCGTCACCTTTTATGAAAGTGATCGTATTTCCCGATACAGACAGGCCCTTGATGTATGTGGCTGCAATATCATTCCCGTTCTTGTCCGCGATTGCCCTCTCGTAAGGAATGGAAACATAGCCTTCACTATAGAGCTCATATCCGTCTGGCAGCGTTCCGTCACTGAATGCAGCCCCGGTGTTCTGAATCCAGGTTCCGATGAAGGTTCCTTGAAAGATTCCGAACAAAACAAGATCTCTTCCATTCCCATATGTTTCAAGTGCAAGATAATACTTATCGGTATTCGTGTTATGCAGAATTACCGGCTTGTACATGCTTGATGTGGTACGAAGCCTGAGCGTATCGGAAGTGTCAGACTTTGTTGTCTTGCCGCCACTCATACCACAATAAGAGGCAACCATGCTAAGGGTGCCGGTGTAATTGTTGCTGACAAAGCCTCCGCTTCTTCTGGAAAAGAAATATCCATCATATGCGTAGGTCCCGGCATCCTTCGTCTTTGATGCCCATTCCGTGATGTCATAGAACAACAGATACTTCTTTCTCGCACCATTGTCAGGGATAGCGAAGAACTTAGCGGTCACACTCCCCAGAGCTGTTGAAGAATCCGCCGATGTAGCCCTAGCGACCTTTACCGTACCGCCTGTCAGTCCTGTCTTCAGATCATTCGTAAGCTGGGTATTAGCTTCCTCTGCCTTCTTGGCCCTCGCTGCCTCGTCTGTTACTGCCTGAGCATTTGCCTCTTCTGCTTTCTTGGCTCTAGCAGTCTCATCAGTTGCAGCCTGTGCATTGGCTTCCTCTGCCTTCTTCGCTCGGGCAGTCTCATCCGTAATGCTCTTCTTCACGGCACTGTCGTCGTACACCGTATCCGTGAAAACCGCACCGGCAGGAACATCAGACTCCACCGAATGGCTGTTAACCTTGGCAGCATTGTCGACCACCCCATCGCCATCAGCATCATAGGTCTTCGTGGTCATCTTCAGAGCAATGGCATCGGTATTTGCCTGCTCAGCCTTCTTTGCCCGGGCCACTTCATCCGCGACACTCTTCTTGACCGCCGTATCGTCGTAGACCGTGTCGGTCAGTTTCGCATCGGCAGGCAGGTCCTTCGATACCGTGTGGCCGTCCACCTTCTTGGCGTTATCGACGACACCATCACCGTCAGCGTCATACACAGACTTGGCCATCGCTCCATCCGCTGTAGACTTAATGCTCGCAATGCCAAGAGTCGTCGCCACTGCCGAACAGAGGTCGCTGTACTTGATCTTCCGTGTGCCTCTTGTCTCCGAGTCGATGACAAGCACATCATCGTTGTTAATCGCGGTCGCAGAGTTCTGATCTACAATCCGCTTTCCTTTTTCTACTGCCATCAGCTCTCCTTCCTGCTCACGGACATTGCATATAGTTCCTCGCCGTCGCTGCCAATGAGCTGATTTCCATCACTGTCTACCAGATAGTCGAGATCCACGCTGTCAAACACAGCTGCAATCAGGAGCTTGACCTGGTTATCGGTAATCCGGCTTTTCTCCTCACAGGTATCAGCATGGTCGAATAGTTCATTGACCATCTGGCAGAGGCGCCTGATCACCTTGGAGGACCCGTCATATTCAATCCGCAGCATTGTACCAGTCCTCCTCCCTCTGCACCGCCCCGATATTCCTGTGGGCATACCGATCCAGATCCTCAAGTATCCGGTCTGTTGGATTGAGCCGATCGACCAGCTTGTAGGAATCGATGTACGGATCAAAGTATGCAAGGTTCTCCGGCTCGATGTATGTGGTATCCCGAAGACCTCCGATACAGGCACGGCACTTGCTTGTAGCTGCGTTCATCTCTTCCAGACTGTCTGCAAACCAGTGCGCATCATGCCACCTGCACTTGTAGTAGCAGTCATTATTCGGAATCAGGACATACCGGTACTTCTTCGGCAGGTTCTTCACTTCAGTGAGATGCCGGTTGAACCAGAAGAAAAGGACAATCTCGTCATACATGGAAAGGTCAGTGTTCTGGATCTCCTCTACCGTGATTGCTCTTGTAATGGAGAGGATCATCGTAACCTTAGGGTGCTTGCGGTGAATCTCGCTGGCAAGGGAATCATCATTGAGAATGACCATCCGGATGCCCATGCTGTAATATTCTTCCACCCGCCCCATCGTTGCCTCTTTCTGCATGAGGATGCAGAGCGGCAGGCCGAGCTGCTGCAGGGCTTTGAGCCGGAGCTCATATTCTTTCTTTGTCTTCGGATATCCTTCCTGCAATGTCGCATCATACCTTGTGTTCTTCCCCTCAAAGGACGGGAGGTAGATGCACTTCACATACGGAAAGAGGTCTGCCCTACGGCTCAGTTTTGTATAGAAGTCATAAGCGAAGTTATAAGGAACTTCATACTGTTTCATCGCTCTCCTCCTTATCCGTCAGGGTGTATGTGATCTTCATGGTCTGCGATGCGTTCTTCGTTACCGGCGAGGACAGGTTGTTGATAGTTCCGAGATAGCATGCCCGGTAAGTAGTCCTGATCCTGTCATTGTCATAGTAGCCATCATAATGAAAGGTACAGAGGATCTTATCATCGACACAGCAGATCACAGGAAGTGCTACTGCCCCACCTGTCGTTGTCTCTTCCGAATAGGAACCATCATGGAAGAGAAATCCGCACTTGGTATAGGTCGTCCCGTCCACCGAATAGTTGTACTGATATTCAATGCCATCGCCATAGAGAATCGGTGACAGATTCGTAAGAGACCCGTCGTTTCCGCAGGTGAAGGTCCGGATGTCTGCTACATTGGAAAGGTTGATGATGTAGATCGTCTTGTTGTCATAGCCCCTTGCATAGAGATACCCGTTCGACAACACCATCGATCCCTCGGAACGGCTGCTCAGATGCACACCGGACAGAGTCAGCACCACTTCTTCCTGCCGATCAAATGACAGGTCTGAAAGCTTGTACTTCGTGATGTAGATCTTTGCGTCCCCTTCCTTATTCGCCTCGTCGTAGTGATAATCATGGTAGGTGTTCCCGTAATAGGTGTACGTATTGATCCGGTTATTCTGGGTGACAAGGCAAAGGTATCCGTCATCTGAGACAAGCCAGTACTTATAGGCATTCTCGATCTTGAATCCCTCATAGGTCGGAAGATCCAGAGCAACTACGGTCGTCGCAGATTCACTGACGCTTCCATAGGTCTGGTCCGCGATCTTCACCCGATAAGGATCAAAGCGGCATTTCTGGATGGTCTTCCCGTCAGGACGCAGCCAGTACACTTCCTCGTCCTTTACCAGAAACACCCGGCTGTTGTGCTCCACGCTGGCATTGACATCCACATCGTTCGGGTTATCCAGATAGAGCTGTCTCTGAAAGGGATTCGCGCCGCCATAGCGATTCGTCAGGGCTACCGCTTTGATCGTGCCATTGGCCTGTGAGGTACCGAAATCCCAGACCGAGACATAACCGGTATCCGTCTTATGCGTTTCGAGAGAGTTCAGCGATCCCCGCATGGAATCGGAGGTATTCGTGTCCCGAGCGGCATATCCCACGAGCTTGGCATCCGATGGGAAAGCGATATTGTCGGCATCCTCTGTAAGAGTGCTATCGAAAAGCAGAAGGCCGCCGAGTGCATTCTTGGCAATGGGAAAGACGCTCTCATTCATGCTCCTCCCCGCCATCGTCTGCCATGCGATCAGATACTTCACGGCATTGGTGACGAGGTTGTCCTTCTCGTAGGATTTCTCCAGCTCGCCGGTCTTTGCATTGAAAAGTTCTATCTTCGTGTGCCCCTTCATTCCGACACCTCCTTCAAATAAATCTGCAGGTCGGTCAGCGTCCCCGTGTCATGGATGATGATCTTGAACTGAATGCTGCCGGATAACTTCTCTGCCCATTCCTCTTTCGTGATGACTCCCATGAGCGGTCCAAACATGCCATAGACATCCTTGGACGTATCCGGCTTGGTCCAGCCATTCTCATAGGTCCACCAGGTCGCACCGTGATCAAAGGATGCGAGGAAGTTCACGTTGTTGCTGTCGCAGTGGGTGGTTACAGAAAGGATCTCTGAAGCCTCCTCATCCGTCGTCACCATCTCGGCACTCGTTACACCTTCCTTCAGCTTCCATGCACCGTCTGCGATCTCGATCTGGTCATGATCGTAGGTCATCCGGCTGTCGTGATTCGTGTCGAAGCGATGCAGCATCTTTACGTTTCCGAACGTTGCCCGGATCGGCTGCAGGATAAAGGAAAGCGGAGTCGAAACCACCTGATCGCTGAAGCTGCCATCGTTCCGCTCGGCAAAAGTAAGGCTGACCTCATCGCTGTATTCCCGAAGGACGGTCGTGATCTCCTGCAGCGGAACATCATCTTCCACGCTGACGGTACCGTCCCATGCCCCATCCCCGGCAAGACCCTGCCCGGCAATGTATGCCCGGACATACCCCGGCTCGATGCTGATGGCAGCTTCGGACATGGAAAGATATACAGCAAAGTCTCCGATGATGTTCGCCGTGGACTTCCAGGTATACAGGAGATGCAGCATATGCCTTCCATCCTGCAGGGTTTCCACCGGATAGTAGTCCTTCACCTCTTCCCCGTTCAGATAGTAGGTGACCGTGATGATGCCGTCCGTGTCGGTATAATGCCCGTCGTCCAGCTCTGTCGTTTCCAGGTTAAAGAGGATCTCCGCATGGAAATCCACGTGGGTCGCCTTGACCGTTGCGTACTTGACCTCGATGACCTTGGCCTTCTTCCCATCTCCAATCTCGTATCCGTCCGCGTTCTGGTAGTCGTAATACCGCATGGAATCATCGGAGACATTGGAAATAAGACCTGCGATGTCCTTGTCCGTCTTGGACTTTGCAGAAGAAAGCACCGGGTCCTGTCCGACACAGGTCACCTTGTAGGCACCGCTGTAGGTCCAGTCGAACTTGGTAATGCAGCTCTTTGCCTCTTCCCCTGCGATGCCGCCGGTAAAGGAAAGCACATCACCAAGGTCATAGGCAGGCGTACCGATCATGGAGATTTCCATCGGCACATACTGAATGGCCTGCACGGAATTAAGGACTGCTCTCCTCTGCCGCTCCAGCACTTCCTGTACGCCATACTGAAGGAGTGGATTCTGGCCAAGGTTCATGGTCAGTCCGTCATCCGGGATCACGCCATAGTAGCTCGTCGTCTTGTCTGCGATATTCACGACAGATGCACCAGTGTATCGGGTCACAAAATCTGAGAACTTCCCGCCTGCAAAGCGATGCTCCATGTCAATGGTATCGACCGGTATCTCGGAATAGGGCTTCAGGATCAGTCTCCCCTGCCGGTCCATCGTGGCAAAACATCCGGCAGTCTGAGCACACCAGCTCACCACATCCCGCCATGTTTCGATATCATTCTCCGAGTAGAAGGAAAGCTGCTCTGTTCCATTCGGAAGAGCCTCAACCTCCAGATCCGTCATCCCCATTGCTACTCCGCAGGACCGGCAGGCAGCCTCAAGGAAATGAAAAAGCGTAGAGGTTCCCATCTCTGTCACCGCCGCATTCTTATCAAAGCGGGCCATATTGTCGTAGGCTGTAATGACAACCCCGGAGGTTCCCCAGTCTGCCGCAGAGACATGAAACACACCGAGCGGGATATCCTCGAATGATCCGTCTGCAATCATCAGTCCTAAGACCGGCTGTATCTCCAGATCATCGAGTGTCCCTCTGACAAAGGGAATCCCGGTCAAGGTTACCTTGAGTTCCCCGATATACACCGAGCCAATCGAAATGTTGGTATCGTCCGAGCACTGGTTGGTCAGGTGGAAGGACCCGGAGAGGATGTTGTCATCGTTGAACTTGTACTTTCCGATTGTCCCCGTCATCCGAAATCGCTGTACCGGCTGCTTCATGGCGGCTTTGTATGCATCTGTCACTTCGTACATGGCCGCCTCCTCTTAAAACTCGATCAGATCAAATGACACAGTATAAAGACCATTCGTGCTCCGGAGCTTCTCGCTTCCATCCTTCCGGTCCGGTGAGAAGTTGCGGATACGCATGGTCCTTGTCTTATAATCTCTTGTCTTCAGGTCATAGCATTTCACCTGGATGCTGTCATGATCCCGGAACTCCGCAAATGTAGCAGCCCAGGTATCGGAGCACTGAAACTCACAGGAGACCGATAGCTTGTCATATCTTGTGACAATGACCTGATCGGTCCCGGCCTCTGTTGCATTGGTAGTCTCTACCACCTCATACTTCTCGTCCCACTTCGAGGGCCAGAAGAGCCTGGTGTCGTCAAAGTAGATCGGATAATCTTTCTTTAACATCCTCTTCCTCCTGACCGGTAATTCACCCGCTGACTGGCCTTCACGACAAGCTCCTCAATCCGCTCGGTGCCAAGGTAGATCGGGATCACGATATCCCCGCCAGCCCCGGCAACGGCAGCCTGAACGATCTGAGCCAGACGCTCTGTTCCGACGACGGCCTCTTCTCCTGCCTCTCCGCCGCCAAGTAGCCGTCCATTTGACATGCCAAAGATCGTCGGGCTGTTCAGGATGTAGGGCTCATTCATGGCCTTTTTGTACCAGTCCACAGAGATGTGCGGTACAGATGGAGGGTCCAGAGAGAATTTCCCGCTCATGGAGAAGTGCGGCAGCTTGAGCTTTGGCAGGGACCACTCGAAGTTGAAGAATCCCTTGATCTTCTCAATGGCAGAGCGCACGCCTTCCTTGGCAGCATCCATCTTCTCCGTGAATGCCCGCTTGATGTCATCGAGCTTGGACCGGGTTGTGGACAGAGCTTCTCCAAGTTTCCCGCCTGTCGTTTTATTGATGACTTCAAAGCCGGTCTTCCAGATGGACTTATATCCTTCCATCGCGGTATTGATGACACCTTTGATGCCGCCGCCATGCTCATCGACGGTCGACTTGATCTTGTCCCAGGTCTCGGAGGTATTGGTCTTCACCTTATTCCAGGCATCTGAGATATGGGTCCTGATGCCATTGAAGACGGTCTCAGCTCCGGATTTCATTCCGTTCCAGACTGTAGAAACACCGGTCTTGATGCCATTCCATGCGGTCTCTGTTCCTGTTTTGATGCCATTCCAAAGGCCGGTGAAGAAGGTGGCAAGGCCCTGACCGACTGTCTTCACCCCGGAGCACACCTTATCCCAGACTCCCTTAAACCACTCGGTGATCTGCCCCCAATGCTTGATGATCTCCACTACGACAACGATTGCCGCAACCACACCTGCGATGATGCCGATCATCGGAAGCAGAGAGACAGAGCTGAAAACAGAAAGTCCGGTAGACAGTCCGCCGATTGTATTCATGAGTGTTCCGATGCCGCTCGTGATGGTTCCGAAGGTAGAGATGACCTTCCCCACTCCGACAAGGATCGGTCCGACCGCAGCCGCAACAAGGGCAGCCTTGATGATGAACTGCTGCATGGGCTCCGGCAGGCCATTCCAGAAATCCGAGAACTTCTTCAGCGCAGCCGCTGCCTGTTCCAGCATGGGAGCCAGAACCGTAGCGAGGGAATTACCTACCTCCGCACCGGTCACCTTCAGCTGGTTCATCGTGGTCTTGAACTTGTCAATCGGGTCCAGCGTGTCGTTAAAGGTCTGCTCTACATTTCCCTGAAAGGAGCTCATATCAGAAGAAAATCCATCAAGAGACAGTTTCCCGGTCTGCATGGCATTGAAGATCGATGCACCAGCCTTGGAGCCAAAGAGGTCATAGGCCGCCTGCAGTTTCTCGGTGTCGGACTTGTTGGAGTGCATCGTATCGGAAAATTCCGACAGCGCCTGATCCAGCGTCTTGCCGTCTGCCGCCGCATTCTTCATGGCCTTCTTCATACCAGCCATCGCTGTAGACACATCCAGGCCGGACATTTCCACGTTGCCAAGGAACTGGGCAGACTGTGTCGCGTTAAGGCCCATGGACTTGAGCTGGGCAGCGTTCTGGGAAAGATCCGTGGACAGGGTATCCATGGAAAGTCCGGTCGCCTGTCCGACAGAGTTCAGGACATCCAGCATCCCGCCAGCCTGCGAGGTATCCATACCGAAGGCATTGAGGACAGAAGACACGTTGTCAATGGAAGTAGAAACATCCGTGTCATTGACCGAGGCAAACTCGATGAACTGCTGAGAGAGGTCCTTTAAGGCATCCCCGGTGAGACCGAATCTTGTGTTCACCTCACCGATGGCAGAACCAGCCGTCTCAAAGTCCGTCGGGATGGACGTCGCGATATCATTCGCCTGATCCTGCATGTCTTTGAGAGCCTGTCCCACCGCACCGGTCTTGGTCTTTACAATATCCGCTCCGGCATCCACTTCATTGAAGGCAGCAAGGGATGCCGCACCAACCGCAGCAATCGGAGCCGTCACATGGGTGGAGAGGCCTTCCCCGACACCAGTGATCTTGTCTCCGACATCCTTCATCTTCTGCCCGGCGACCTGGAGCTGAACACCGGCAACAGAACCGACCGACTTGTACTGATCCTCGAGGCCTTTCAGAGCCTGCTTGGTATCTTCGATCTCACGGGTCAGAGCTTCCTGCTGTTTGATGGTCTCCTCGGTCTGAGGCACATCCTTCAGCTGCTTTAATGCTGCCTGTTCCTGCTCGAGCTTCTCCTTTGTGTCCTTGATCGCATCGGAGAGATATTTCTGCTTCTGGCGGAGGAGGTCTGTGTTGCCGGGATCGAGCTTCAGAAGCTTGTTTACATCCTTCAGCTGATTCTGCGTTTCCTTGATGGACTTGTTTACTTTCTTCAGGGCATCCGAGAGCTTTGTGGTATCGCCACCGATCTCGACAACAATGCCCTTTATGCGATCCGCCATACTGACCTCCTTCCTGAAATTTGGGCATCAAAAAAGCACCGGCCCACGAAAGGTCGATGCTCCTTGACAACATCCTGCCAAATTCCTATAATCAAAGCATAAAGAGAGCACTGCGACAAGCGGTTGGTCTCAGGTTAGACTATTT